AGCCCTGCTCCTGTTCCGTATCCTGTTGCTCTTGAAAGCAGGGGGTAACGTTTGTCTTTACCACTCAGGGAGTACCATTTTCCCTGCCAGACTGCGTGTTCAGGCCTTGCGCCTGCGTGAGCAGTTACTTCAACAACGTCTGTATCAAGGTCTTTTGCAACTTGCTCTGAAACCTTGCTTGAAAGCTGATTAAGCCCTGTAAGGCAGGCTCTTCTTACGGCGACATCGGCATGATTAACCCAGCCTGTCGCATAATCAACGTACCGCAGACCGCTGTCTGTAAGCTTTTTTACGGCATTGCGGACAGCAGTGTTATAATCAAAAACACCGTTTGCAACCTGCATTTGAGTAAGGTCAAGCACTTCCTGATAGATTTTTGCGGTAGGTTTAAATACCCTTTGCCCGTTTTCAATAACCGAGAACCCCATAGATTGAGTCCAGTTAGTCAGCTCGTTTTTTGTCTGTGAAACTGCCGCCGACAGAAACTGCTGCATATACGGATTATCAGCAAGAGGAACAAAAGGAACTCCTGCTTTTTTGTAAACCTCGCTGTAAAAGTCGGCAGAAACCTGCCCAGCATCAAAGAACATCTGCTTGATTGCTTCGTCGGACTTTTTTGTGTAATCAGCAACAGCCTTTTCTATAAAGTCGTTGGCATAGCCCATTTCTTTAAGCCGAATTATCTGAAATTCAGCCGTGTCCGTTATATAACCCGCTTTTGCAATCCGTCGGCAGATATCGTCTAAAACTGTTTCTTCAAAAGTACGGGTGAGCTTTTCAAGTCTTACCGGAAGTTCACCCAGTTGTTCGGGGGTTAGAGGAGGCATTATTCATCACCGCCAAAAGCTTCGGGCAGCATTTCTGTGGCTTGCTCCTCTGTAACTCCGTATCTTTTCATGAGATACATTGTCGGCCTTATCAAACCGGCTCCAACCTCTGCAAACCATATTTTCTGTTCAGCTTCGGTGTCAACTATTATTGAGTCGTCAAAATCAAATGATATTTCATAACTGCCTGACGGCGAAAGATTATACAGCTCGGCATAATAATTCATTGCCTCTGCAAGCTGATGAAGAGAAGATTTAAGAGCCTTTTGAATGTCTGTTACCGTTGAATAAGTACGCTGTTTTGAGGCCTTAATTTCTGTAGCTGTTTTAGCGGTATCCTGAACATCAGAAAGCGTTCCGTAAGCAACACCGCACAGCGTTTCAATACGGCGCAAAACTTCGTTAAGCCCTCGTCTGATAGGCTCGTCTCTGAGTTCGGGCGAAAATGCCTGATAAAATTTAGGGTCGGTCGAATCAAGCGTAACAACAACTCCGTCTTCAAGCTCCGGCATTTTGAGACAGCTGTTTTCGTCCTTGCGTAATGCCATTTCATCAACAAATATTTTTCGCTGACCGCTTTTGAACTCCCAGACCAGTGAGGAATAAATCTCATCAGCGTCACGGATAAGCGGAATTGCCTTTGCAAAAACTGAAATGCCGAGAGGACTTTCACTGTCTATATAATTTGCGTTAGGAATACGGAAGTATGAAAACAAGGGCGCGCTGACATTTGACAGCTCCGCCTCAGGCGCAATATCACTCCATGCTGAAACAGAATCAAGTGAAACTTTACTGCCGAGCGTTGTATTATCCTTGCTTGCATAGGCCTCGTTGATAATGCTGTATGACTTGCCCGACAAGCTGTGATATTCAAGTCTTGTGTAGTAAGTACCGCCCTGTGTGTATCTTTCAAGGAACACCGCCCCTGTTATGTTTCCGGCATTGTCATAAGCAGTCGGATAAAACGCGTCAGCCTGTACAGCATTAACGCATATTTTATCACCGCTGACATAAGGCTTAAAAATAATACCGCCTTTTGCGCAGGCAAATTCGGTATAAATTCGTATTTTGTCAAGAAAATTCTGATAATCAACGTTCAGCGCTTCAGCACGTTTTGAGCCTGTTATTTCTGATTTAAACTCAATTGTTACAAGCCTTGCAATTTCTGAGGCAACAGCCGCGCCTATGTTAATTGAGCGGATATGCTTTTGCTTTATTCTGTCTGGACGGCCTTTATATTCAGCGTCCCACAGTTCAATAGCGTGTGTCATAGCTGAGCTTATTGCGACATCAGGCGGAGCTGTTCCGGGTGATTTTGCGCCGAATATCTGCTTTAGCACTAAGCGTATGCTGTTTAACAGTTCTGATATTTTCATTTAATAGTCTTTCCTTTCTGCTATTTGTTCCGATCTTGAACCTGAACTGAGTTCAGCTAAGCAAAATTTCTGTTGTCCTGTTTACAGAAAAGGAACAAATAGCGGTGTGAAAAATTTATTTTTCAAGCTATCTCCAGTCAGCCCACCGCAGTTCACGGCAGAGAATTGTATTGCAGAAGTATCTTATGTCGTCCATTGCGTGGTCGTTTTCTTTTATAACTTTATCCTCAGGGCTTTCCATGTCCCAGCAGTAAGAACCGAATTCCTTAATCGTATCCTTGCAGTTTTGGGCAAATTTAAGCCGCCCTCCGTTAAGAAGAGCGGCTGTAATTCTGATACCGTCGATAACCTCGTTGCGTGCGTCCTGCACCCTAAATTTCCCTCGTCTGCGAATAGCCTCCTTGAATGAAGCAGCAGAGGGGTCTATGATTACTTTTTCTATGCTGTGTTTTCCTGCAAGAGTTTCCATTGCGTCGCAGTATTCTTCATCTGTAAGCAGCCTGCGCTCATTTCTGCCGTTGTGATAATACTCCGCTGTACGATAGGCAATTCCGCCTGATACACACCAAAGCCCCATTGAACAAGGGTTTAAAGTGCCGTAGTCGACAGATATATACCACGTTCCATTTTTATTAAGCTCGTCTGAATATGTATGCTTAATCATGTCAAACATCGGGTATACAAGCCCCTCAGCAGGAACCCAAAGCCCCCTGATATACCTGTCAAAGAATACTCCTGTGTACGTGCTGTAATAGCGCTTTTTAACCTCCTCCGACAGTGAAAGATTATCGTCCATAGTAAAATGCAGGTGCAATAGTCTTTTCTGGTCATTACCGCCGGAGAATATTTTCTGTATCCAATTTACATAAAACCAGTGTGCAGGGTTATCAGGATTGCAGTTGAACCAAAACTTTGAACCGCTGACTGAACAACGGCCTGTTGCCTGATTGACAAAGCTTTCAGGCATAAGCGCAACCTCGTCAAAGAATACGCCTGCAAGCGTTATGCCCTGAATAAGGTCCTGTGAACGTTCATCTTTTCCGCCGAATAGATAGAAGTAATTAACCCTGCCTTTTCTGCGAATTTCTATAAAGTTATCAGCGCGGTGGTCTGATACGCCGTAGCCTCTTGATATAAGCATAAGCTTGAGGCAGGTGAGAACATTACGCCTGAATGAGCCGATAGTTTTACCGCACATTGCAAAATTCTGATTGCTGAAGCTTTCCATTGCCCACATGATAAACGACAGCGACATTGAAACGGTTTTGCCGGAACGGATTGCCCCGTCTGCAACAATGCCGTCATACTTATGAACAGGCGAGGAGGGGAGCCACCATGTAAGAACCTTCTTCTGCTTGACTGAAAACGGCTGAAACTGAAATACAGCTGACTTTATTCGTCCTTCCATATGTTTTCCGCCTCTCCCTCAAGTGCTTTTATAAAGCCGTCGTCCTCAGCACTGCCCTCATTTGTCTGTGACTTTGCTTTAAGGGCAGCAATACGGGCTTTCTGTTCCTCTGTAGCAAGCTCTGGGTGGGCGTTAATCATCTCATCATACTGCTTTATCATAGACCGAAGCTCCGACTGCGCCCTTGCCTGAGCTTTCATGAAGTTGGCCTGCTTATCCCATGCCTGCTGAACCTCCCACTTTTCACTGTTAGAAGTATCGCCGTCAGAACGGGCAATCTGTGTTATCGTAATATCGTCACGGTCACGGACATAGTTTATCTGCTGCGCCCGAACAATTGCCGCATACGCAATCTGAATATTATCCCACAGCAAATCAATAGGAGACTTGGACATCTGATTGACGATATCCAAAGTCTCCTGCGGTAAGTATTTTTGAAACAGTCCGTGCTTAACGGCGTTATTGTTTTTCGGGGGGCCTGAGGCGTTATGGTTGCCGACGGGGGCGCCGCCTTTATTCCGAGCGTTCGTTTTTGTATCCGAACGTTCGTTATCCCATTTATGAGTACACTTCCACCGTCTTACAGTCCCCTCAGGCAGCCCTAATTGACTTGCAATCTCAATTAATTTCATGCCCGACAGGTACAAGGCTTTTGCTTTTTCAAATCGTTCATCAGGCGCTCTCGGCACAGACTTCACCTCCTGCGGTTGTGGTTTTGGGTATAGAGAAAGCCCACGGGTTAGGCGGGCTTGGGGTTATTTTTTTGTCGCAAAGCCTACCGCCCTATCACTGTTGCAATAAGGCGGTACACAATTTCGATTATCTGCGGTCTGGTCTATCTCTGATAAACACTGACGGGCAGATGTATTTTTATATGCTTTGCTATTTTATATATTAGCACATAAAAAACGAACATATCGAACAACTTTAGTTTTTTTGTGTGTATCGTATAACTGCCATTCTAACACTGTCCTCCGTATTCCCTCCGCCGACAATATCCGCAACAGTATTCCACTTGTAACCGTCAATAAAACGCAGGTTAAAAATCTGCCGTATCTGACTGTCGGGAATGTCGGTAATGTAATCAATCAGCTTGTCAAGCTCCTGTTCTGCACGAAGTTTGGCGGCGCAGTATTTTGTGACAATGCCCGCAGCGGAAGCAGGAATGCCCTCAAGCGTGCGGTTTTGCAGTATGTACGGATATTCAGGGGCAGAGCCTTGAACGGATAAGGTTGCTTTCTGTTCGTTGATTTTTCGCTCAAGGTATTTGATTTCCCCGATAAGAAATCTATACTGATTAAGTTCTTTTACAGTCAATGTGATTCCTCCTCGTTATCCTCCGGCTCAGCAAGCACAGCTTTAAGCAACAGCAGATAATTAATGCTGTCGGTAATCTTTTCTTCCCACAGCTCATGCGGAATAGCCAAGCCAATATCATGCTGTCTGCATAAATCATATACCGACACAGTGTGCTTTGCCATCATGCCTGCAAGAGCCTGAACCGGCGTACAGCCCTCAATAACTGAGGCAATCTTGAAATTGTGCAGGCGGTCGCTGTCATCGGCGTACTGCTTAGCTTTGTCGATAAGTACGGATTTGCAGATATCAATCTGCTTTGTGATAATCTCTTCAAAGGTTTTACTGTTCATTTTTGGTTAATCCTTTCGCTTTTTACTTTTTCAATCCTTGCCTTTAAGCTGTCAATAAGCCTGTCCTGTGTAGCTCCTTTGTCCTCCAGCGCCGATATAACATCGTCATCTCTTCCGCCGCTGACAGCAAGACGGTGAATAATAACTTTCTGCGTTTGCCCCTGACGGTGAAGCCGCTTATTCGCCTGCTGGTAAAGCTCAAGCGACCAGTTAAGCCCGAACCACACAACGTGATTTCCGCCGTCCTGCAGATTAAGTCCGTAAGCACACGAGGCAGGGTGCGCCAGAAGTATATCAATCTGCCTGTTGTTCCAGTCGGTTTCGTCCTGCGGATTATTTAGCCTGCGGACACGAAGCCCTGTCTTTGAAAGCACTGCCTCAAGCCTTGCAAGGTCATGCTGGAAGTTGTAAAATACAAGCGCAGGCTGTCCGTTCAGCTGTTCAATCAGCTCCGTAAAGGCTTCAATTTTGCAGTTATGTATTTCAATGTAATTTTTATCCGAGTCATAAACAGCACCGTTGCAAAGCTGTAAAAGCTTATTGCTTAAAGCCGCCGCCCCTGCAGCGTCAATTGTGGTTTCATCAACCTGCAGCAGCATTTCCTTTTCAAGTTCCTTGTACTGCTTACTCGCTTTGGTGTCAAGCTCCACAGGGATATCGTCAATAACAACATCGGGCAGCTGTAAATAATCCTCTGCTTTCATGCTGACACATATGTCACCGATAAGCTGCTGAATTCTGCTGTCGGCTCCGTCTTTTGGCTTGTACGAAAAAATCTGCTGTGAGTTACGCTGATCAGGGTCAAAGTATCTTTCCCGAAAACCTCCGATTGTTCGCCCAAGTCGTTCACCTCCGTCAAGAAGAAAAATCTGCGCCCATAAGTCAATCAAGCCGTTTGGTGCAGGCGTTCCGGTAAGCTCGACAAGGCGTGATATTTTCGGCCGTACACGTTTCAGCGACTTCCAGCGTTTTGACTGGTGGTTTTTAAAGCTGGTGCTTTCGTCAATTACTGTGGCATCAAACGGCCATGTGTTTTGGTAGTAATCCGTAAGCCACGAGACATTTTCACGGTTAATAACCCAGATGTCACCCGGCGTATTAAGCGCCTTAATTCTTTGGCGCTCTGTGCCTAGAACAGGAATAATTTTCAAATGCTTGAGATGTTCCCACTTTGCAGCCTCTTTAGTCCATGTAGCCTCCGCAACTTTTTTTGGCGCGATAATCAGCACACGACTTACAGCAAAGCGGTTGTATTTCAGGTCGTTAACAGCAGTCAGCGTGATTGATGTCTTGCCTAAACCTAACCCATGTCCAAAAACAAGCCGATTGCAGGGTCACTGATAATTCGGTTTATGCAATACTCTTGATAGGCGTGTGGTTTGAACATCATAAGGGCGTCACCTCCTTAGACTTACGGCAGTTTTTATGTAAAAAATCAGCGTGAACTGCATGCCACGCTGCATGATCTTTTTGGTTTTTAAAAACCATAAGGTTATCGGGCTTGTTGTTGCGTTTATTTCCGTCGATGTGGTGCACCACTTCGTATTTTTCCAAAGGACGCCCGATTATTTGTTCTGCAACTATCCGGTGTTCATGCCGCCCATAATACTTTTTGTAAGATTTACCCTCACCGGTATCAAGACGTGCGCATCTGATTTTTTCCCTTGTTTCTGGATTCATTCTTGTTGGGTTTAATTCTGCATTAAGCTCGGTCATATGGGATGAAATGTTTGTAAAGTCTTTTAAATTAGCATATCCAACTGGATTTTTCAGCTTTGATGAAAAAGCATTCAAGCACTCTTTGCAGCAGAAGTTATGCTTTTTTATTTTGCAAGGGTACCGTTCAATTGTTTTTCCGCACCAGTTACACTGGATTTTTACTTTCATTCTCCGAAAACCTCCGTTACAAAATCTTTAGCCTCCTGCAGACCCCTTACAACCCGGACATCAGCACCGCATTTTCTCATGCGTTTAATCTGCCACTGCTGTATTTTCTGCAGGCTGCCTGTTTCAGCTTTAAGCTCGACAAATATTGTCCTACCGTCGGGTGTTATTACAATCCTGTCCGGAACTCCCGGACTGCCGGGACTTACAAACTTAAAGCACAGCCCGCCTTTTTCACGCACCATTTTTTCAAGCTGTTTTTCTATGTAAGATTCTTTCATGTTAATTACCCCCGGTATTCTGGGATAAACCAGAACCAGTTCTGTGTTGCGCCTCCCTCATCGAATTGATGGTGGGTTTTTACTTTTAGCAGTTTGCGGGCGGATTTTAATTCTGCCTTTGTATACCCTTGCGCTACTGCTGCGCCCCTGACGGTTTCGCATAGTACCGCCCCGTTATCTAACAGAAACTTTTCGAGCCAATTTTTACAATCGAGTTCCATAAAATCACTTCCTTTCCTTTTGTCTGTTACACTCCGCGAAATTCCCTATATATACGTGTATTAGGTGTATTAGGTGATACGTGTATTCTCTATTTCTTTATTTTTTATTTTAATAGAAAAAAGTGTAACAACTGTAACATATATAACCTAAAGCTTTATTTTATCGGCATTTGAGGGTGTTACACTTGGTGTTACACACAGAATTTTAACTGTAACAACTGTAGCATTTTTCTGTTACAGATTTTTAAGTGTAACAAGCCAAGTGTAACAAGTGTAGCGGCTCTTTATTCAAACATAAACCCTCTTTGCAGCCCATAAATTGAAAACCGTTGAGGACCTTTAATTTTTTTCCACCCCGATAAATTCTCAATAACCGCGTTTAGTTCTCGGGTATCTGACTGCTTCAAAAACCCTATGTCCTTTCCGAAACACTCACACCATATCTCCGCCGCACAAACATGCTCACGCTCTTTGGTTTCTTCACTGTCACGCTTAAAGCCGTCCTGCCAGTAAATCCGCCGCTGCTCCAGGCTCCGCTTATCCCAGTCAAGGGGAACAGGCTTTGAAAGAAAATCGCTGATAATGCCCTCTTTGGCGTTTGAAATTTTATGCGAAAGCTGCTCCGCCTGCGACATTTTTTCGGCGTCACCCGACAAATAAAGCTGTTCTCCAAGCTGCCAGAAAGCAAAAGCCTCTGCCCATATCTGGTCGACTTCGTTTGATAATTCTTTGAAAACATTCTTCTTTGCAGTATACAGTCCGACATCAACAGGCCAAAAACGACGGTTGCCAGTATTGTCACGGAGAAATTCAGTATCGTTGGTTGTTCCAAAAAATACGCACCGTCTCGGATAGGACGCTGTTCTCCTGCCGTACGGCTCTCTGAAAATATCGTCTGTTCGGCTTAGAAACTGTTTAACAGCATTAGTTTCTGACTTTGAAAAGCCGTTCAGTTCGCCCAGCTCGTTCAGCCAAGTCCCCTGAATCATTTCAGAAGCCTCTTTGCCCTCGAAAGTTTGCAGGCTGTCAGAGTACCAGCGAAGTCCTAAAAGCCTTAAAAACGTGCTTTTGCCTATACCCTGAGGTCCTGCCAAAATCGGCATATAATCGTATTTTACGCCGGGAGACATTGCCCTTGCGACAGCGGCAGTCAGGCTCTTGCGGATTACTGCCCTTGTATAAGCGTTGTCAGCTGCCCCAAGATAATCCGACAATAAAGTGTCAAGCCGACTTACTCCGTCCCATTTCAAGGCTTTCAGATAGTCCTGTACGTCATTTATCCGATGTCTGAACGCACACAGGGCAACAGCGTCATAAAGCCGTTCTTTTCCTGCTATGCCGTAAACTTTCTCAATGTAGTGCCGAAGTCCTGCATCGTCAGTGTCAACCCATTGCCGTCTGTGCGGACGGGTATCCCAAGGCAGTTCACCCAGAGCAAGCCCTCTGTTTGCAAATTCATCAAAGGCTATTCTGCCTTTTAGCAGAGGGTCATTTTCAAGGATTATCAAAACATTGTCGACAGTTCTAGCAGGTCGGCCTGTGTCGGAAGAAACTGCAAGCAGTGAAATCCAGTTAAGGTCGTCAGGAGAAACCTCTCCGCCAGATAGGGGAGTGCTAAAAGCCTCAAGCGCCTTTTCACGCTTTTCCTGATTAAGCAATGCCGCCACGCAGGTATCCTTGACAGCAAATTCACACATAGCAACAAAAGACGGAAGTTTATTTGCAGGAGTATCAGGCTTTGCCTCATCGTCCTTCTGCCCAAATTTGTGAAGCCTTACAAGGTCAAAGGCGTTGACAAGCTTTCCGCTGCACGGGTCGGTTGCGTGGTGGGAATAGAGGAAAAGTCCGTTGTCATAAATAACTGCCCCGCCTGTTGTAGAACCGCCTGCATAGGTGTAGCGGTCAGGGATATCCGTCGGCGCATATTCATTGGGGATAAACTCGTCCATAGCCCTGTAGATGTCATATGTACGGCAGAACATTCCAACTATCCCCGACTTTGCTGTTGGGTCCTCCTGCTTTTTCAACAGACGGTGAAAGTCCTCCTGCACTCCCGGAACCTGTGGCCATTCAGCAGTATTGTGCCAGTCGCCGTACATTCCCAGAACTCCGTCAGCATACAGAAAAGGCTTGTCCCCATAGGTATAAACATACGCACTGTCAGAACAGCATGACGGCCAGTACATCAGACGTGAGGCCTCAAAGGTGGTTTTGTCGCACAGCTCAATCCCGATAAGTCCTGCTGTTTTTCTTGCAATCGGCTCATATTCATCAGCGGTAACAGTTCTGTCAAGCGGTATCAGCACACGCAGTCGTGGAGCAGTCTCACAGTGCTTTCGGGTGGAGTAAATGCAGTAACCACAGCCAAGACCGTCCACACGCCGAAGAATGTCCTGTGTCCCTCCTGCAGGAATATTGTCGAGGTCAAGCGTCAGAACGTCACGCCCTGTCACAGCAGAAGCCTTGCGGCGGTTTCCGTCAAGAGTTCCTGCAACAAATCCGCCGACATCTTTGAGGTCGTCCTGCTGACTTTTCTTGTAGGAAAAATAATCCGCCAGTGTTTCTTTGCCCCTTATGGGTGTTTGGAGCTTTGCGGCAAGCTCAGACCACAACAGTGTTGACGGCGGCCACTGTGCAGCCTTTCGGCTTCCGGCTGTTGATATTGTTATTAATCTATCGTTTTTCATAAATCAGTCCTCCTGATAACACGTGAAAATGGGGGAAAAGTTGCATTATTTTGTGCAACTAGGAAGAAATTTCTTGGTAATATCATAAACTTAATCCTTCCGATAAAACTCCCCAGTAAACCCATCAGCCCTGAGCCGTAACCCCTCTGCCCATGAAATAGGCTGACCCATCACAGCGCAGGCTTCTTCGAGGCTTGCGCCTTTTTGTGCGTCAATGATACATTCATCATGAACGTGAAAAACTATCCTGAACCCTGCCCCCTCAAGCCTTTGCATTGCAACAGCAAGGCAGTCACGTGCAATCGCCTGAACAATATTTTCAACAAGCTTTCCGCCGTAGGTTTCAAGCTCTTTCCACTTCTTTGAGGTCTGATCCATACCGAAATAATGCAGGCTGTCATTGCCCCACTTGTTCGGGGAGAGATATGGTTTTGCGTAAAAAAGCTTTCTGCCTGAGGGTAGAGTTATCGTCAGGAAATCCTGTCCTGTGCTGTAATCACTCTCACGGCTGAACAGTATTCCGTGAGTGCCTTGTGGCTGTGCAGTCCTCACACATTCGACTGCGGAGTTATCAATAGAGTACCATAAATCGACAATACGCTTGTTTGACTGCCGCCACCTGCGGACAATGTCGGGAAGCTCCTCTTCCGTCAGTCCCATGCCAAGAGCTCCCATCTGAACAAGTGCGCCAGCCCCTCCCTGATACCCAAGAGCCAGCTCGGCAACCTTGCCTTTTTGCCTGAGGGAATATTCGGGATTTCCCTTTTTTATCTTTTCAATAGGAACGCCGAACATTGCCGACGCAGACGCCTCGTATATCTTTCCATGAGTAGCGAAAACCTCCTGCCTCCACTGTTCTCCTGCAAGCCAGGCAATAACTCTTGCCTCAATAGCTGAAAAGTCAGCAACAAGAAAAGTGTTGTTTTCAGAGGGAATAAAAGCTGTGCGGATAAGCTGTGAAAGCGTGTCAGGAACGTTGCCGTAAATGTATTTCAGCATATCAATATTGCCCTGTTTAACAAATTCCCTTGCCATTGAAAGCGTGTCTATGTAGTTTCGGGGCAGATTCTGAACCTGAACAAGCCGTCCTGCCCAGCGCCCTGTCCTGTTTGCGCCGTAAAACTGCAGAAGTCCTCGTACACGTTCATCATCGCAAACAGCCTCCTGCATAGCGGAGTATTTTTTAACGCTGGTTTTAGAAAGCTCCTGCCTGATTTGCAGAACTCTCCGAACAGATTCGTTTTCAATCTCGCCGCAAAGCAGGGACTTAACGGTGTCCTTGCGAAGATTGTCAAGATTTCCCCCTGTTTCCTCCTCGTACCAAGACAAAAGCTGAGCAACGCTGTTCGGATTGTCAAGCTGTGAAATTCCGCTTGCTTCCGCTTTCAGCTCGGCAGTAACAGCACCGTTTGTTTCAAGAGCATTGTTCACCATTTCGGTGTCAATCCGAACACCCCGTGCGTTGATAATCTGATCTAGTTGCCAGAGAGCTTGTTCATCATCGGGAACAGGGAAAGCGGACAGCCTGCGTTCAATCTCCATTTCGGTAACAACGTCCTGTCGGCAGTATTCCTTGAAAAGCTCCCACTTGTCAGGTTCATGGTGCGGAAGGTTTCGTGTGCGGTTTCCGTTTGCCCTTGTCGGCTTGCAGGGGATACAGAATGTTCGGATAAGGCTTCCGCCGACGCCAAGCTTTTTCTTGTCCTGAGGAAGTCCCATAGCTTCACCTGTTGCCGAAAGCCCGGCAGTATATCCGCAGTATAACCCGTGCAGCATTGTACAGCGCCACTGTGAAAGCCAAACAGTCGGCTCGGGGAGCTTGAGAAACTTTGAAAGGCAGTACCACTCAAAAGCGGAGTTATACGCATGCTTTACAGTATCGGGCGACAGCAGGGAACGTTCAACCTCAAACGGAATAGCCTGCCCTCTTGCAAGGTCTATTATCCTGACTGGCTCTCCGTCAAAGCTGTATGCAAGTAATAATACCTGAAAATCAGGGGACTGCGCATATTTGTACAGCCCCGACTTTTTTATGTCAACACTGCTGAAAGTCTCAATGTCAATTGATAAGTGCCGCATATTAATAACCACTCCTTTTATAAAGATTTGTGGGGCAGGGTTTTACGGTCACCCTGCTAAAAACGTGCTAATATGGAAGAACAGGCTGTCCTGTGATAGGGTCAATCCTATGCTGTGGCTGTGGGGTATAAGCAGGCTGTGGCTGATACTGTCCTGCTGTTTCACCGAAAACGTCTGAAGCAGAAACTTTTCCGCCGAGAGGTTCACCGTCACGAGTTTTCTGAACAGGGCCAAGTCCTGCACCGATACCCTTTTTGCCGTTTGAGTTATATGCAAAGAAATTGATAAACACTCTTGCAAACATACCTGAATACACCTCAGTCGCGCTGATAATCGGATTTCCGCTAACGTCGACTATTTCCTGAGGCTGTTTGCTTGAGGCGGTCATCACCCAGCACCCTCTGCACTCTTCTCCAAAAGCTTCTCCTGACGGTCTTAGTCCGTCACCGTCATGAACAGGTATAGGAGGCTGAGGAGGGCGAACTCCGTTCCATTTGCCTGACGCCCCCTCTGCTATAGCTGCCTGAACAGCGGCGTCAATACGTTGCTTAGTTGCAATGTCGCTTTTCGGAATAAGCAGGGTAACGCTGTATTTTGGTTCAGCATTCTGCTGTTGCGCATAGGGCTTGAGAAGATGTTCATAACTTATTCTTACTTCTCCTGTTACTACTTCGGTTGCTTTTCTTGACATAAAATTCAATCTCCTTTTAATTTTCTTCGTTAAACGCTTCATCGGCTGAAATTTTGTTAGTTATCGCTTCACGCTTGTCCGATTCGGGTGCAAGTGTCGGTTTTCCTGGCGGCTTAATAGTAAACGGCGCAAGAATTTCTTCAAATTTCTTTTTACCCAAAAGCTTTTCCACTGCGGTTAGTGTAACAGGCTTACGTTCATACAGAACAGCCTCGTCATACCCTTCGGCTTTGACAGCCTCAAAGGCTTTGTCAGTGTCCTCAAACTGACGGTTACTTCTGCCTTCAACAGCTTTCCATCCGGGGACTTCGCCGCCGTTAAGAAGTTCTGCAAGCGCCCATTCTTCAAGGTCTGTAACCCATTTCTTGATTACATCTGCACGATAAAGAATTTTGCCGACGTCCTCAGCGGATATAATTGGTGGAGTGAAGCCGTGAAATTGTTCATATGGTTCCTGCGAGAAAGCCGCCCTTGCTCTGCAAAGATTTTTAGCACGGCAGAATCTGCACCAGTCTCCGGCGCAGTATTCACCCTCGCCGTTTATTGCCGCCTGAGCAGCAGGCTTAATGCTTTCACCCCAAGCGTTGATTTCATCAGCTGTAGTTTCCCATTCGCTGATATTATCAATTCTAGGTTGAAAAATTGCGGCTTTAACCTTGTTTATACTATATAATAGTGAAAAGGTGTTCAGCGCTCCGACTGCATAAAGCATCATCTGCGGGTTATGTTCCGACGATACCGGAACGCCCTGCCCGTATTTAAAGTCAATAACCGTGATTGTATCACCGCCGATGATTATGCAGTCGCCTGTGCCAAAGCCTTTCGGAACAACGTGAGAGAAGTCAAGCCGCTGTTCTATTGCAATATACGGTCTTGACGGATATAACGCGGTTACGTCCTTTATGTAATCGAGATATAATTCGGTGCAGCTGTTCATTTCGGGCTTGTACAGAGGGTCGTCCTGAATTGCTTTAAGCTCTTTTTTGAACGCGCTTGGTTTTATGGTGGTAAAATGCTTTCTCAGCTTGAGTTCAGCAAGCTTATGCGCAAGAGAACCCTCCGCCGCATAGTCACTTCCTTTATCGGGAAACTGTTCTTCAAGCCTTGCCGACGGAGTGCAGTGCAGCCACCGATGAGCGCCTGAAGCAGAAAGCAAAGCGTGTTCTCCGGGCATTATATCTGAGCCCCCAGTCCTCTCAAAGCGGTTGCAAATTCGCCGTATCTGTTCGGTGGGAGCTGAGTAAGTGCCTGAACACCGAATGATTGAAGCAGACCGATAAGCTCCTGCTGTCTGCCCTGTGCCATAAGCGGAGCTGCAGCACGTCCGAGCGTTTCAACATCATATGCAGGCGGGGGAGCAACAGGCGCTGTCTGAACAGGCGGCGGAGTTACAGGGGCTTGCGGTGCGGACTGCTGAAATGCGGGGGCGGTGTTCGGTGTTGGTGCAGGTGCAGGTGCAGGTGCAGGTGCAGGTGCAGGTGCAGGAGCGGAATCTGTTTTCCCTGAAATCAGGTTAAGCACCTGCAGGGCAATTTCCGGCTGAAGATTAAGGGTAAGTGTTACTGTTGGCATAAAATTTCCTCCTTATTTTACGGGCTTGTATACATTCAAGCCGATTTTAACGTTGTCAGTTCCGGTTATGTCCTTGTTTCCCTCTGTGGAAGCAATAACAACCGACTTTCCGCTGCTGCTTAATCCGCAGTCCTGTGATAAGTCAATCTCAATTAAAAGCTTTGCGCCCTTTACGGACATTGAAACATTTTTCATGCTTTTACCTCTTTCCTAATTTATCTAAAGCTCTTTGGAGCGCTTTGCTGTATCCGCCGCAGTTCATACCAAATAATTCAAGCTGAATTTCAGGCAAAAAATAGTCGTCAAGCCAAGTCTGCATATCCTTTTTGCGTTCAGCGGGGGCATATTTAAGTATCAGCGCCATTATATTAACTCGGTCTGACTTTTTTGACGTTTCGGCTATTTTCCGAAGATTAAAGGTCATTTGAGTGCAGTTAAAGCAAACGCTTATTTCAAAGTCTGATATAAGATGGTAGAACACAGGCTTTGAAACGGCGTACAGTTGATTTGCGGGAATATTGAAAGTAACCATTCGTCTGCACCTCTTACTTAGCTTTGATAAAATTAATAACATCATAAGCAGTCGACATAAGACTGTCTGCTGTAACTGAAATGTGATACTTGGCGCCGTTCTTCATGCGTATTTCGACGTCTTCATTACCGATGGAGGTATTGGTATAATAAGCGCCGGTAATATCGGGATTTGCGTCATGCAGCAATTTTGAGAGGGAACCCTCTATAAATCTTTTCTTTTTAAGCGCAATATCGGGCTGTACAGCTCCGGTTTTATCCGCGCACTTTGCCCGGGTGATACCAAGCTGTGAGCGTTTTGCATATATCTCTGCGAGCGGTACACCGAAGTGCGCAGCAAGTTCCGCATTCGGAGTATTCTTATAACAAAGTTCTTTAAGCTCCTTGAGCTGTTCCTTTGACCAATTCATAACAGTTATGCTCCTCATAATTATTTTTTATTACCCCGTATAAATAAATTGTAACAGAAACGTTGTTGTGCATTTGCAACAAATGTATATTTTTTCTACAAATTTAGATTGTTCCTTTGACCAATTCATAACATTTTCTCCTATCTATCAAAATATTTCGGGTTGTTGATACCCTCAGCGACGCACTCATGCTCAAGGTTAAGAAATTCTGTTTTTGTAAGCGCATTTAAATGCCGAGCCATATTAATTTTGCCGTGTATCTCATACAGAGAACACTGGGGCAACCGACTAGTTTTAGCATAGTTAATTTCTTTAAGCAGGGACTCATATTCACTCATGCTCAGCACCCCCAACCATATAGCTGTAATCACTTTGAAGCCTGTCGAGTTCAGCAGCTTCGTATGTATAAAGGCCATCCAGGGCAGATATTTTTTCTTTAATAGCATCTATCTGCTCATGATACTTTTTCTGCTGAACCGTTATTCTCCGGAGTTCGTTGGACTGCAGGGTAATAGCATTTTCAGCTGCTTCAAGTATAGCCTGCGAAAAATAGTGCTTGACTTTTTCGGGTTCGGGGGATATACTAACTGTGGGTAATTTTGTTTGTGAGCTTGTATCGGTTGCCGCCGGTGCAGGCTCTTTTGCTTTTGGTATAGACGAATCCATTTTCTGAACAGCTTCTTCAAAGCCCTGATTAACTGTCATTTCCGATTTGCGCATACGGGCAATGATATTAGTTACAGTTGACTGTGCAAGCCCCGTCTTTATGGATATTTGCCCTGTCGACTTGCCATCCCGCACCATGCTTTCAACCACTTTTATGACAGCATCGGGTGTTTTTTCTCCTCTTGGCATGTGTTCCATTCCTTTCAATATGTTTTTAAGTCTGTTTAGTGCCTTAATTTCAATTTGGTGGACGCGTCCACGGGTAATGCCGACAGCCTGTCCGGCGACTTTAAGCGTAACTCCTTCAAAAAATCTTAACTGAATAACCTTCTGCTGTTGTTCTGTGAGCATAGACAAGGCTTCAGACAGTAATTCCATGTCTTCTGTAAATTCAAATTCGGCAGCAATATCTGTGCTGTCGGTAAGGTAATTATACAAACTTAGTTCGTCTTGCTCTTCTTTTCCGGTACAGCTGAAAGAAACATCCAGACTTACAACTTCGCCGGGGGACTTCCTGCACTGGGCATTGCATAAATACAGAATTCGTCTGACTGCTGACTTTATAGCCATAAAGGCAATCGTTGAAAATTGGTATTTATTCCTTAGCTCGTCCTTACTGAACCAATAATGTACTGCGTTCATGTACCCCTCTGTGGCAACCATATACCAGTCGTCGTATTCCATACCGGATATTTTAGGGGCTGGGTGACTGCAGAGATAACTGTGTATCAGCTGTGCATTTTTATTCGCAAAAGCTCGTTGTTCAGCGGTTAAGGGATTTACGGTTGATACTACGCAGTTCATTGTCAGATACCAAGCTTCTGACTGTCAACAAGCATATTTGTAAGCTTTTTTAAATCGGCTTCAGTAAGGCTGATAAACTCATCACCGCAGTCAGTACCAACAATCAGCGCTGCCCCAACAATTTTATCGCATATGCCGTGTCTTGCGGCTGTGTATGTAGCCGGAGTGTTAAAACCCAGCCCGCAAAGCTTGCCGTCCTCATTGACAATCATTGCACAACTTGAAGACAGCGTGACAACCTCAATAAATCCGCCGACTTCTTTCTGCAAAGCTTTCAGGGTGTTATCAACCTCGAGAACCTCAAGCGCCTGTCCTAACGAGCTTTCAGCCGATATCCTTATCGCAGTGATTTTTTCGCTCATTTTCCTTTTCCTCCTCTTCCGCCCGTATAACGAGCATTATATTTTCTGACAGCTGCAGCAGGAATACAAAAGATATGATTACAAGTGCAGCTACCATCAGTACTTCTCGCATTTTTAACGCTCCTTTATTTATAATGCTTGCTGTTGAACGTAAAGCTTTTCCGGCGGCAGATTTTCAAGATAAATGCGGGCCACTTTGTCTAAAATTGCTTGAATTTCTTTTTCATCGTGCGTGATGTAATCATCGTGAAACCGAATTGTGCATTCGCCGTCTATTACCGTTTTTATAACTGCCATAAATATCACCTCACTAATGCTATGCTTGTTTTGGGTTGTCCGTTGCTAGTCCGGATTAATTATTGCTTTCGCTATCGTCTTCTACCCTGCAATGGTCATCAGCAAAAACAATCATTTCGCTGGCAAGATACGAAATAGCGTGTCCGGTTTTAGTCTGCAGGTCTTCCAGTATAGTCATGGCATCGCTGCTTACTCTGACAATGTTAGCCACGCCTTTGCGTTCAGGGCGCCTTACTTTAAAAACGAGTTCATCCATATTAAACCTTCTTTCATAATTTTGTTGAAATTTACACCTTTTTGTGGTAAAATGACATTAACGCGCCGTCTGTTTGTCCTAACCCGTTCCGTTCGTCTCACCCAGAGAGGGGGTGAGAAACTGAAATTATCAAAAAATAAATACGAATCAATGCATTATAAAATCACTACATCCGACAGTAAAAGAGCAAATGATTTAATACGCAGGGGCTGTAAAGTGTTATCCTTAGCCGCATTTGAAGGGACACCGTGGACTTTCATGCTGAGAAGAACTTTGCGAATAAGCTAAAATGAACTTGTAGCGCGTTTACATCTTGGATACGAACGGAACGGGTTAAGACAAGCAGACTGCCATCTTTCTCTATGTTGGTTTATCAACGTTGTTGGCGAATAGGTATTCGAAAGAAACATTAAAAAGTCTGCAAAGTTCTCTTACCTCTGACAGTGTAAATCTGCCGGTTTTTTTCTTTAAACCGTAGGAGGTTCTTGAAATACCTAGCTTTTGGGCAACTTTAAAATCTGTAAATCCAAACCGCTTCTGCTCAGCTTCCAAATTTCTAAACATATTCATTACTCCTTTCGCATATAATTTAGTTTGCAAAATGTAAACCATGACTATATTATAATTGCAAAATGCAAACTTGTCAATACCTTTTGTAAAATATTTTTTGCATTTTGCAAACTTTAACTGTTGACATATGTAAAAAGCCGATATATAATATTTGTAGGAGGAGATAACATGGAATTTTGTGATAAAATAAAAGTGCTTCGTGAAAAAGCGGGATTGAGCCAGCAAGAGGTGGCAAAAACTGTAGGCGTTGCAAAATCAACTTATTCACTATATGAAGCAGGCAAGAGGGAACCCGACGTATTAAAAATTAAAGCTATCGCATTAGCTTTAAATACCACCCCCGACGATTTGCTCGATATAAAAAACAGCCCACTATCCGAATTAGACAGTGAGCTTATAGAAATATATAAAATTTTGGGCCCAGAGGGCAAGGCTAGGTTGGTTGAACAGGCTCGTCTGCTTCGTGAAGCAAAGAAATAGCTTGTTCTAACAGCTTTTGCTTTTCTGCGGCGTTAAGTTCAGAAATAATTTCAATGAATTCTTTGGTTTCGGTCATCGGCATTTGTCCTTTCAAATGATAGTAATAATATCGCGAAGTTCCTTTAACATCATTATAGAACAATTGTGCTAGTTAGTCAACTGTAAAAGTAAACAAATTTTCTGTTTAAAGTTTTATATACATATTTTAATTATAATATTGAAATTTTGTGTTAAATGTGGTATAATTTGTGCAAATAAACGCAATGGTGACCGGTTATCATAATAGGAGGACAGATTTATGGGATTTAAAGAAAACTTTGATATCTATAAAGAAAGAGCTGTTAAATTAAAAGATGAACTTTTAACAGAAGAAGCTACTAAAACGGCGCTTATTATG